CGGGGCGGCAAAATGGAATTTCTTAACCCGGTGCTTTCTTTCAATATATCTACACTACTCAAAAGCAGTTGTAAAATCTGTACCGGTTATCCTAGATACATTCTGTAAAGGCTTAACTATCCTGCCTGTCACACCAAACATCGAGCTCACGCCATTCGCGACGTAAGAATGAGAGGTGATCATCAGGAGAGTATCACTAAACATAGGGAATCATAATAAGAAAAACAAAAATAAAATATGTGAGGTAAAAATCGAGCATGGTCAAAGCTCTACTAAAACCCTCGTACGTGAAGAACTCACGCACTTGAATTAACCTGCCAACCAATGACTGGCAGGGTGGACACGAAGAGTCCTGCGGAAAAATCTTCTCCCACAGCACGGAAAAACTCAGGTTTTGTATGAGTTTCCGCATCGTAATTCAACACTTGGAAGCATCCCAGGTACCTGGAGCCGGTGTTGACGGCATTCCAAACACCTACAGCAGCAGTAGCACTTGCTGTTGCCCCTGTTGAGGTAACATCAGCAGTTGCTGTCCCTGGATACTGATTATAGTAAGGGAATTCAACTTCAAGACCTCCTGTGGCATCTCCACGTCCAAACGCGTAAGACCTAACAGGTGCGTAGGTAACTGAAGTATCCACTGGTGTAGCTCCAGTACTCACAGTATTTATATTCAACAAACTGGTAGCACCGGATCTGGGATACGACATCGCTAACATATGGGGATCGTGAGATTGAAGCATATTAATAGCCTTCCATCTCATAGACCCTCGGATTATCGCGTAGCAAGAAGCAACACGATCATACGTATCAAACGACATCGTAGTGGCAATAACTGCGGGAACAGAATCAATCTGTCTTACAGAAATTTGTGGTGGGTAGCAAGAAAAGAACTGATTCATTGTCTGCCCATCTGGGGTAGTGATTATTCTATTAAATCGCTTCAACAACGATCTAAAGGAGAGCACTCTCTCTCCGATTGCGGCTCTAGCCGACATCAACGACTGTGCGTCGTGGGCCCCACCTACCGACTCTTCAGTGATAGCGCAGTCTTTTCTACCTGCTTGTGGGACAATACGTCCAGATTGTGGAGTCCACTGTAAAACAGGGTCACCACTAGGTTGAGCCGGACCTGCCCACTCGAAATCCTCACCTGCAGAAACTTCAATCAGTATTGGAACTGTTGTAGACACTCCAGAGGGTGCAACTAATGGATTCAAAACAAGCAAATCTAATGTACAGGTTACTTTATCATCTCCATAAGTTGCTCGATATTGGGCAAAAGCCATATAAGGAACGTCGATGACGAACTCATTTCCATTTCGAACATCGATAATCGTGCGATGGAGATATTGTGAGCTCTGCAAGTTCACCTGCCCAGGAAGCCCTACATTAGCAAGATCGTACGGAACGATAGATGCCAGAAGACGACCTGAGTGAAACTCAGTCTTCACAAGTTTAAATGTGAAACGAACAGTACCTCTCCAAAGCGAAAAGAACGATGCAACAAACGCAATTGGTGTCAAGTGAGTGATAACCGTTGCTGCTTGAGAAGTATTCCTCGTGAACAACCTCGGCGATATTGCTTGAGACCAAATTGATGTGCCTGCTGCACTGGACGTAGACCAAGAAACGTTGGTATAATATGCTGAAATTCCAGCAACATAATTTAAGGAGAGCTCATCAACATCTCCACCAGCGAAATTCGGAATGTCCTCCACTTCATTGCGATCAAACAACGCAAGTTTAGTGGAATTGTCTTGGGCATCAACATTTGTAAATCGATGCATGATCTGCTTGGACATATAGACTGTTGGGCCCTCATTTCTAGGACGAGCCCAACCAAATGCTCCAGCAGCACGCCCGACAATGTCGGAAGCCCAAGAGACAGGTTGCGCAACAGAGGCAAGTAATGGAATTCCAGAGAGAACTCTGGAAGCCAAACCTACCTTGTTCGCAATCGATTGAATAGGTCCAAGTCCACCTGATTCGGCTTCAGCTTCTGCGGGTCTGCCAGGATTTCTCCTAACTTTCCCATAAGCTCTACCTGATTGAGGCACAGTGGGCATGGTTATTTCAACCTTTTCATAGTGTGCAAAAAGAGTGTAAGCACAATTTGTTGAACCAGCAGGAGCAACAAGAGGAGAGTACGCTAAAAGCGAGACAACTCCAATGTCACCATACGTGGTACCAACTTTAATGGCACTCCATCCTTGCACATTGAGGAAGGGAATGACTAGGCTACCTTCGGTGTCACAATTGACATCCATCTCCACTCGCGGAAGTTGAGTAACTTCCGTAAGTGTAGCCATGTGACCTCGCACAAATGCGCTCACATTAGTAACATTTCCTCCAGCACCTCCAGTTGGACAAAAGACCAACATATATCTTCCTTGCTGAAATCTATTTCCATTGATCTGGAGTGTGAGGTGCAATTCACCTCTGAACCCAAACACTCCCTGAAGTTTTCGACCCCAAATATCATCCTGATTGATTAAATCACTCGGGATGTTACGGGTAACTTTAGGGACAGCGAATGTGTCCGTAGTATTTAACGTTCCTGTAGCCACTATCTTCGGCTTAGCCAGGAACGACGCAATCTCGTTTGCCACCATAGTCCTAGCTGAGTTTAAAAGCTCATTGGACAGTGGCGCGTAAGTGCGTGTACTTGTCACAACTCCTGCATCATTCGTCGCAGAAGTTGTATTGCTGTTCAGGTCAGAACCTGATACATCTGCAGTTTGCTGGGTAGCAAACAGACCTTCTTTTCCAGGCGGGATTTCACCTTCGCTTGTGGTTGTAGCAGCTGATCTGAACGCGTAGGACCCAGCTAAGCCCAGTTGCGCTCTCCGGTTTCCTGGATAATACGGGAATGCCGCAAGGGCCATCCTGGAAGTAACGCTAAATAGCGCAGCCCCTCTGCCAATGCCTAAGCGTCCGCTTTGAGGTTGTATGACCGGAGTATTGTCTCTCTCCACGTCGTAATCAGAGGCGGGCAGGTCCTCAGAGGGAGCAAAGCTCCGGTAGTAATTGTTGTTGAACATATCCATCCAATAACTTTCACCACGCATCATCACCTGTTGGTAATAACGCTCGAACGAGGACGACTCGGGTCGCTGCATCCCAGGACAGTTGTCTATAGCTGCTAGTATTTTAGAACACCAGTAGTCAAAGACACTTTTCCCGTGCAAAGCCAACTCGTGAAGAACAACTTGTACGTTGTTCTCCGTGTCGCCAATTGGGTTTCCACCCTTTTTGACCCAGTTTGCTATATCCAACACTGAGTCTAGCGCCAAAGGCCCGACATATCGTCCGGTCCTTTCATCATACACCCACCTCCGTTTCAAGAACGTAACTTCGGTGAGATCATGGAGTTTTTCCGTCAACACAGTCTCTTTATCAGCACTTGTGTAGACATGGCCAAGCTTAACCATCTGTTCTGCAATCACTTTTTCGTTGAAATAATCAACATACTCAGGATGAACAGAGAAAACGTTGTCATCTCCAAGAACAAGGAGGTAAACATGCTTGTTGAAATCATGGGATCCTTCTAGACGGCATTCAACAGCCCAGTGCCAGCAGACGCGAAACATCAACTGTACAGTCAAGCTATTGAACATTGCCGTAAGGAAATGCCCACTTGGCATAGAACCATGCCAATACATGAGAATACCACGATTCACATGCAGAGAATTTGTCAGGTCAAGCAACAAAATCGACCTAACTCGATTGCCCACAGGGTCCTCACCATACCACTCATTCACCATTTCTCCAAGAAATTGATGAAAGATAGGTAGCTCTCTCTTATCGAGTCCCTCAAAATCGCCAGCACCTTTATTTCTTCCGGTGCCAAACTGGTTGAGAAGGCGAGCTGCAAGGTCCCACTGCGAACTGAACTCATTCACTCCAATGGACACACCATTCTGGAGCTTGTTCATGATCATCCACTTACTGAACGAACCAAAGTACATTCTGCAAAGAATGAAATAGACCAATGGCGACCCACTGAACATTCTAGTCTTCCCAGCGAAAACCTTTGCCTTTTTCCGTGTTTCATCTTTCAGAGTATCTGTAAAGATGTGATTTGAGCGAATATTCTGCATCGCTAACAATTCAACACGGTGAACTTCTCGTTTAAGTTCTTGGGCTTCAGGAGTGGATAAATCAAAATCCATACCATCACCAAAGAAATAGACCTTATTCGAGGGCTTGGTTGTCACATTGTATGGGTAACCAGACGATGTGGATCGAGGAATCGACGACAAAGCACTACCAGGTCCATCACCCAAAACCGCCTTTTCAAACGTCAAAACACACTTTTCGCACCCTTGGGTTGAATTATGTGTGAGATAATCAAAAAGCGATCTCGTAGCTTTTTCTACAACCTTCTCAGGTATGTATACAAAGCCAGGGCAATAACCTTGGAACGCAATATCGAAAGGATCGATTCGATTCCCTTCCTTGTCCGTAAATGGACCAAGCCGCGCAGGAGCATTTGGCGACTTGAAGTAAGTGTCATGGAGGGGCGATCTTCTGATGGCAGAACCCATCATACGCCCCGGAGCCATGGAGTGTGGTTCTATTTGACCAACCACCTGGACGTCACCAGTCTGTTCGATGTTTACGGGGTTAGCCGTCCATCCAAACTGGGTTTCCATGCTCTCAACCTCGTACTTGTGACCAATGTCCTCAATGTACTTTTCCAACCACTCACGGGTGATCACAGAAGAAAAACCAACTCTCTCAGATGAACTCCCAGCTACATGCATTCCAATTATGGAAGCAGTTTTCTGAGAATCATTCACATAAAGAGGAGAGCCGCAATCTCCAAAATCAGTATCAGCGCGGTAACGGTAGACTTGTTCAATAACGAACTCATCCCATTCCGCACTGTCAGGAATAATAATATCCTTGTTCCTAACGGCGACAACTGAGTTGGCATTTGCGACAGCTACTGGTCCCCCATTGACTAACTCTGGGGTAGCTCTTCTGTCACCAACGTACAAGATAGCATCACATTTCGTGTAACTTTCTTGCTGCTTTTCCGTAGCAAAGTGTTTGGTGATCTTCCTCACCGGCTGATAGTTTTTAGGCATCTCAATCAATATGAGATCCTGTTTATCAGCTCTTTGATCAGGGTGAGCACCTTCAAAGAAGTCCTTTGCAGTTATACTCCAATGGAGACAACCGTTATTGACAAACTTGAAGGTGATAAGATCGTTGGCTTTAAGCTCATTATCTTCCACCAAACTACCGATCTGAGACCAGAAATGATAGGGCATCAGCATCAATCTTCCACCAATAGCCATAGCATATCCCATAACAACATTGGGACCTCCCATATTGCAGAATTCACCTTCAAAGGCTTCGTTTTCAGCAGATGTACGAGGTCTATGCACCACGAAGAGATGATTCAAAGAAACCATTTCAATAACGCTGCACAAGTTTTTGTTTGAGGAGATGAAAGACTGAGGTTTTGGATTTCTCCTAAACGCCTTTTCTCTCTGAGCCCTTTTGGTCTTACCTGAACGTTCATTCGACTGAGCAGAGAAATTTCCAAAAATCATAGAAATGACACCCTTGGCAATTTGAAACGCGGCCATTCCATAAACGAATGCACCGAGCAACGTACCAAGATACTTTCTCATATTCGGGTCTTTAAACGCCCAAGCAAATCCTTCATCAACGATCACGGCACCAGTCGCCAGCGTGTAGAGGTATGTGTTAAGCCAGAAATTACACAATGCTGAAACACCTTTCTTGGCATAATCAACAATAGTTTCTCTCCAGCTCTTCACATCTTCCTCAGATACGCCGAAAACTTTCCGTTTACCGTTCTTCTTCATCCGAGTCCACACTCGGAAAACGAATGGAGCTGGATCAGTTGGATCATTACAATCCATCTCAAACTGCCATTCATTCCATTCGAAGGTAGTTAGGGCCTCGACAATCTCATCAGGATCAACAATCTGCCCATTGATCTCCGCCTGCAGCAAAACTGCTCGGATGATCGCTTCGTACAGACCATATCGAAGATAATCTGACAACTTGAACGAATCAAGCCAATCAGCATTCTTCCTCGAAAGACGATACATGGGCTCATAACCTTCTGAAGAGTCAGAGGAGTCTGAATATCTATTATCAGGATCTCCGTCTTCTGACCATCCAGCCTGTGGAGTGAGATCGACCACATGCGAACCAACTTGCAATGCACCAGCATGCGCAAGCGGAGGACCATACTTGAATTCAATTCCAATCCGTACAATCTCTTGCGAGACAGGACTATCCTTGAAGAAAAGCACTCTTCCTAGAACCTGCACCTCGACACCCACAGCCCTCATATGATAGAGAACAAAATGAGCAATCAAGTTTGTCAAACTATGCAAAGAGAAGTATTCCAAAGAAACTTCACTAGACATATAATCGATGACATCGCCTTCATAGTCCCTAAAGTACGTCTCAATTGCTTCAGCAAAAAGACTAAACTTGTGTACGGGGCTTTGGAAAGCGGCAGTGCCACGAATATTGACATCGGGAACATGGCAAAACATTTGAATCAAATGTGCAACGTACTGCATGGAACGTTTCAAAGGATTGTCAGGATTGTAAACAAACCCATCTTCCAATAAAAGTTGCCTTTCAAAAGGAGTCTCTTTCAACAAACCAGGAGCAAAAAGCTGAAAGCTAGCTGATCCGGGGTCCATCACGAGATGTCCTTGAAGCGGTACAATGGTGACGTACAAATCTCTAGCACGCCATCCATCAGATCCGTGTCTGCGCAAGGTATCAAAGTAGAGATCAGCGTTACTGTCTTCAAAACAGTCACGAATAATCTCGGCGCGTCTGCGCACCTGATCCATGGGCATATCCGGTTTCATTGCACGAATTGAATCAATCAATTGGCAAAGATTCGGGTCTTCTTCCAGAGGTTCGGCATGACCGCTCTCTGGTTGAACACTTTCCTCTTCGTATTTTCTCCGCTGAGAGGAAACGGTTTCTTGGAGTCCCGCAAGGAAACCTTTGCCCCAACCCTTCTTGACATGATCGATTTCAATCAATCTGTCCATGAGTTGTTCAAAATTGAGAGAATATCCAGCATCTTCAAACTGGAGTCCATCTCTCGTTAACTTCTGAACATGAAACTCACAAAAAGAGGGGTGGGCTTTGGTAGTCCCGACAAGACCCTCCCTTTCGGGATGACCAGCACATTCTTCTTCAGTCCAAAGAGGTAATTTCGACCTATCGAACTTCCGATCCAAAATGCTAGCTTTGGGGTTCTCGCAATATTCTTGACGAGGTGAGACGTCGACAACTAAGTCGAATCTGCGCGTAAACGCTCTTGCATCATGGATTGACTCAAGCTGAATGTTCATCATATTTGTTGTCGCTAGGATAAAATCCGGGCGACATTGGGTCGTGCCCTTGTCATTCAGATTGGCCATGTGCAAGATATTCTCAAAAATGTTCTGCGCACGAATCACATTCATGACCTCATTGTCAGGAGTTCCGGCCACATCTTTGCACTGCAAACAGTCGTCAAAGAGAATGACCTTTTTGTCGGCAGTGTATCCATCCCAGTAAACACTTTCGTGTTGCCTGTTATAGATGACTGCCATTGGAGACTCCTTAAACTTCTTAAAGTCTTCAGGATTCAATGTGCGAGCACAAAGACCCAAACCAACATGTTGCATGGCTTGGGATTTGAAAACACCTGGCGAACCACGCATCATCAACGAAGTTGGTTCACTTCGAACACCAGAAAACTTGTACCCAGAAGACAGGAGAGAATCTCTAATCTTTTTGAGTTCCATAATCTGTTGAATCAACAAGAATCTGACATTAGCTTGTTTACCTGACATAGGCAACTTACACATGACGTCTTCTCCAAAATGAATCAAACCTTTCACTCTCGCGACGGAACTTTCGCGGTTGAACAACTCCTTGCTTGCCCAAGCTTCAATCACCTCATGCGATTCCTTAAAGAAAGAATCAATGAACTCATATCCAGTAGGACCAAAATGTTCCCACCCCATGGCTTTACCAGCACAACGGGAAATAAATGAGATCACCAATCCAATACCTTTAGTAATATTGGCAACAGTAGGTGTAGCTCTGGACAACTGAGTTGTCACTTTTAGGAATTCCTTAGGATCAAGGATCTCCTTTCCAACATGACCGACAACGTATAAGTTGATAAAGGAAGTCACAATGGTTGTAATCTCTTCGAGATCTGTTTCTCCGAAAATCCCAGCTTGTGGCTGAGTTTCATCAACTGGCGAGGCATTCTGGAACCAAGACAACAAACCGCATCTCTGCAGTAGTTCCTGGAAACCAAAGCGCGTCACCAACAAACCTGAGATCGCAACAAAAGCCATACCGCGCTCAAGCGGAGTCTTAGGCTTCATAGCAACTATCACAACAACAACAATCACTACGACGGCGAATTCTGACATATTGACCATCTTTTCCTTCATATCATCCAAGGTCGGAGAGGAATGTTCTATTTTGAGCTTTCCCTCCCCCTTTTCAAGAAGATCTTTGAAGGAATCCATAGATTCCTTAATGCCACCAATTTGTTCACCAAAGCTTTTTAAAGCAAAGGCGACCTCGCCCGCAACAATTTGCGTTGGTTGGTCCATAGAGACTTGCGCACCAAAGCCGAGCACCTGCGGTTCAATGTCCGGAGTACAAGAGTTTGGATCACTGACTTCAGCACGCGGGGATGTAGTAATTTCCGCGTGTCGTCCAGCTTGGGGCACAATTCTCAGTTTTGTTTCATTAACGCCTTTCTTCTTGCGTTTATGAAAACTAACTGTAGGAGCAGCATAAGATGTCGTAATACGAGCACCTAATCTGTCTTTGTTGAACTTGCGGCGTCGGATCTCATCCTCACGCTGCATGTCTTTCTGTTTGGAAAAAGTGCGTTGCAGCTTTTCAGCAGCAATGCTCAATTCCTGAACCCCATAAACAACAGCTTCGACATCAACCACCCGACCTTTCGGGGGTGATGCCTTAAACTTTTGTCTAGGAATCACATTTTTGTTCAGGGGTTTAATCTTGAACGGTCTCACAGGGGTAGAAAGATCCTCTGGAGACGAACATATCTTTGAAAGTTCAGCCAAACGAGCGTTTTCGTTGGCATCACTATCGGGTATTTTCACCCCGACTGGACTTTGATGACTTTCGTCATCACCGGACAGCCTTGACATATTGAATTCATTTACTTCAACCATTTTAAATACAGGTGCTTTCAACCCGTTTGCGTGGATAAGGGGTTTCCCGGTGGTGCGTAGTTCACCACCGAAGGAAGTTTGGTTGTCCATAAACAAAAATCGCAATCCATGAAGAAGAACCATATAGAATCCATGTTATTGACGACCACAGATTCGTATTCTAAAACATCCCACATCTTAAGATCCTGTTGCAGGGGTAAACTATTATTAGATCACAACTTTCAAACAAATTGTTATAGAAAACGGATTATGAATAAATTCATAGTTTTCTTGCCGTACTAGGAGTGGAACACTTGTTTCCATACACCATACTAACAAAATATAGGGAGCCTTCGGGGAATACCCTCAGATGCTCTAGCAATCTCAATAGGAGATGTGTCGCATTTAGCGTAGTTACATTCACAAAACAAAAACCTCCTATAAATAGGAGTCCAAACTAAAATCCAGCGGACGATGACCATATCGGAACATAACAAAACTGTGGGTTTTGGGGTTTTGGGGGATTGACAATTACATGCAAAATAGATAGTACTTAAGTCGTGGCATTCTGGGGAGAATTTATCGGCCGTAGCGGACCACCAATTCAGATAACTATGAAGAATATCTGAAAAGACTTTACTAGAATAAATTTGCGGTGAACACACTTTCTCTATAGAGAAGTTATGAACACCTACAAAATTAACCATAAAGCGTCAAACACAACAAATCTATAAAGAAAATATGATTGTACAATAATATTTATATTTTCTTTTTCTTTAAACCGGTAGGAGAACTGTGAAGAACTCCTCC